CTTTCTAATGGTTCAATGAATCCAGCAGATAGGCCAATGTTAACTACATTACCTTCCCAACACTTATCAACTCTAACAGGATCCCAATGTATAGTTCTCAAATCTTCCTTCTTAATTCTACCATTCCAATGCTTAACAAGACTTTCCTTAGCATCATCTATTTCAGTAATATGTCTATTAAATACATGACCTGATCCTATTCTGCTAGTCAATGGTGTCTCCCATATCCATCCATGATCGGTTGCAGTTGCAGTTGTGTATGGATGTAACTCCTCTTCCTTATCAATGTACTCTACTCTTGTAGCTACAGCAGTATCTACAAATAATCTATCACTAAGATCAATGATCTTTCTATTTGGTGATAACAGTCTCTTAAATCCAGTACAATCAATGAATAAATCTGACTCAATCGTATCACCATTATCCAATTCTAATGATGTTATATCATCTCCTTCCCAATTTATATTATTAACAGTTGAATTGATGTATGTAAATCCTTCTGACTCCTTAATATGTCTCATTAAGAACTCAACATACTTACCACAATCTAATTGCTCAGAGTATCCTACAAGTTCCTTTATCTGTACTCTATTATCCTTCAGAGACGGATAAAAATATAATGTAGATGGATAATCAATATCAGGATTTGCAGTAAGTACATCACCAAATGGTATTGTAAATTCATGACCATCTGATGTTTTAGTATGAAAGTGGAAGTGGCCAAATGGGTGAAATATTGTTTTACCACCTTTACCCCAGTTAGGATAGAAGATACCACCCTTATAAGTAGCATCCACTTCCTCCATCCACTCAGTAGGATCACTAAAACCACAATATTGCATAAACTTATTGAAGTTTAAAAGATTGGCTTCTCCTACTCCTATTCTCTCAGGTACTTCTTTATCAATTAAAGTTATACGTGCATGATGAAAAGCAGCTGCTCTTCTGACTAACCATGTAGCAGTCATCCAACCAGCTGTTCCACCACCAACTATAGTGATCTCTTTTACTTTTTTCATACCAAAATCAATTTATATTATACTTCCAGTTATCTATTCGTCATACACTCTACATTCAAATGCGTCAGGATGATTATCACAATAGACTTCTAAGTGCTTATCTTGATGTCTTGTGTGATAGTCATTAATAGCACCATCATTCTTGTCTACTTCTTCTCCTTTATGATATCCTTCATAGTTAGCATGTACATCTTTAAGATCAGCTTCACTATACTCTAACATACCATGATTAATATGCTCTTTATGATCCTTTGGATCCAGATACACTTCGTGTTCTAAATCGTGCTTAATTTCAGACATCTAATAAGGCCTCTCTAAGTGGTTCCATTTTAAGGAATTGTTCGTTCATATTATAATATAATTTATAGTTCTCTGTCGTCAAATAGTATCCTTTTATGTCATTTCCATCACAATGCCAACCATAGGCACTAAGGCGTTCATCAACACCATCTATTCTTAACTTTTTACTACCTGTGAGATAATCATGGTATCGCTCGTCTAAGTTAATCATTGCTTTAAGAAGTATGTGTTGGTATTATAACATAGTTATATATTCTTATCTATAAATTTTATGTTTGCTTTAGACTATCCATACATTTAGTCATAAAAAGTACCAAAGAATCCACTATCACCTTCTTTACGATTTTCTATCTTCTCAATCAANTCAGTAGCATCAATAAGATTATCTATATTAGNNAGCATATCTGCTATATGTTTTGAAACATATGATTTCTCACTTCTTGCAGAGAACGATAAAGCATTTCTTAGATTCTCTTGTGCTTCCTTCAGAGAAGTTTCAACTTGTTCGGATAGGGCCATCTTCTTTAACGATTTTCTGTATCATATCCTGAATCTCTTTAGAAGTCAAGTTATTTAAGAATGACCAATTAGGATCATCCTTATCCCACTCAACTGCAAATGATCCATCCTTATTCTGATTTATCTTGAGTGAGTCCTGAGTCATTTTTAGTTTGCTTTTTCAATTTTTTAAGTTGTTTCTTTATCATCTTAGCATAATACACTTCCCTTTCACTGTATAGTTCTGGGTGTTTCTTGGCTCGTTTAATAATAAGTTTTGCTGCTTTCTTGTCGTTCATTCCTTACATAGGCAAAATACATGAAAGGCTATTTATGCTACCAATATAAAACCCCTCAACTGAAAAGTCAAGGGGTGTGATTATTAATTGAATTTACTTAAGGTGGATGTTGAAATTTGGTCATTTGTCTGTTAAAATTAAACGTGTACTCGTTTTAAATTAAAACCTCCTTACATATACGTTTACAAACATGTTGGTCGTCTTCACAGTCAATTAAGCACTCGTAGTATTCGGTGAGTAAATCATCTTGTGAATCTGCATATTCCATATGTTTTGATCCAGCGAGTTGATTAAATGAAATTAAGTTGTGCATGATTGCCTCCAATGAACTACAATAACAAAGAGATTCAGATCATCTTGTTATCCCTAATTCTANCATTATTTAGACAAATTGTGTCTGTATTCGCTGATACAATTTAACAAAAATTTATGCCTATTAGTTAATCTTATATGGACGTAATAAAGAGTCTCTCAAATATCTGGCCTGTAAGTTCTTCTCACACAATTTGTTCATCCATACTCTTTCTTCTAATAATACTTCAGGTGCATCATCTGTAATCATACGACAACAGATATCAGTAAGTTCTAGTCTGTACTTAGTGCTTAACATAGTTACCAATCAGGATAGTGTGAAATGTTTTTAATGTATTGATAGATTAAATCCCACCCAAATACATAATTGTCACCATTCTCATCTTGTAGATAAAATGGTATGTTAGGATGTAATCTCTTGGCTCTGTAATAATGATTAATTACATGACAGTCATCATCAATACGTCTTTCCTCTTCTAGTTCTTCTTCAGTCATTTAATCCTCCTTGGTACTTGAATTGTCCATGAAGATGATACTAAATCAACCATCTCAAACTGTTTCTTATTCTTGTCTATCTGATTCAAATATGCTTCACGACCAGGCTCAGGTTGAATCTCACCATAATGATTCTCTTTGATACCCAAGTATTCTAAGACAGCATCATCAACCATAGTGTAAAGAGTATCCCATGTTAATGTATCTCTTAACTGAGTAGCAATCTTATCAATGTCTCCTCCATCTAAGTATTCACCCTTAGATATTTTCTCTGAATAATCATCATATTGAGAGATAAGTTTTGCTCTAATCTCTACCAACTCATTAAGGTTGATAGTGATCTTTACATCATCATAAATGGCCATAATTAATACTCTCTCTTGTCTGCATAATAATCACCCAATGCTCCACTCATTAGAGTTTCACTTATCTCACCAGCTGGGGTGGTAATGGTAGGTTCCACATGGTCATTCTTCTTACCAAATGGTATTTTGGTTACTGGAGCATGTGGATTCTCCATCTCTCTAACCATCTTAATTACCTGATCTCTTATTTCCATCAACTCATGATAACATTCTTGATTATGAGAACATCCTCTCAATCTATCATCAGGTTTATGTAAAGACTCCAACATAAGAGTCCTACCTCTATCCCACTTGTCTTGTTTAGTTTCGCTCATTTGTGTGCCTCCTCGGATCCACCTACTGAATCAAAATCATGGATACTTTCAGATCCACCTACTGCAAATGGATTATAGTTTGCTGTTGCAATTCGATACATTTTTTCGTGCATTGTAATGTCCTCCTCTTCAGGATCAGGTGGTTCATACTCAGAAGGTGCATTATCTTCCCATGACTTATCTGTAGCTACAGGCATAGAATCATGAGGATGGGGTTTATGATCCACAAACCAATCATTAGGATCTACTCCTAGATCATTTGTATTCTTAGGCACTTCTTTTTCTTTAGTGAGATTTTCTATTATAAAATCCTCACCCCTATGAGAACCAACAAAAATATTCTTAATGTTGTTTCGGAAGGAATCTAATAGACTCATTTCTTTTTTAATTCTTTTTTTATGTAGGTTAAAGCACAATCATAGTTCCTAGATGTGTGGAGCCATTCACCATTATGAATGATAGCAAATTTCCTACTACCCATACATGGAATAGCGGCCCACATACCATCCTTAGTAACATACCCCTGCTTATTCTTTATCGCATCCTTATAGAATGTTTGATAATTAGAATTTCGCATTTACACCAATTACTCTTGCATTAGGATTTCTTGCTAGTGCAACTTTTCTTGCTTCATCATAGTTGCGAGCATTTACTTCCTCAGTGAATACTGTACCAGCAACGTACAATTTAACTTCGCACTTCATGAGATTCCTCTTTTGGTATGTACATATTATATACTAAAAAGAGGGGTCTTACAACCCCTCTTGTGACACTTGTTAATGTGGATTAAATACTTGCTTTTTAGTATGTAATCAGTGTATCCTCTTTACCAATTACTTGAGGAACATGTCCCTTAAAATTGATAAACTTAAAACTAGGATTTTTCTTATATTCAGCCAATAGACCTGCCATAGCGTTATTAATTACGTCTATTTCAGATTGTAACTCTCTACGTCTTTTTTCAGCATCCTCGGCAGGTATTTTATTTAAGAAACCTACAACGTTAGGAACCTCACCATGTTTATCATAATAATAGATAATATCCGTAATTGCTCTTTTCAAATTAGTTCCCTTTGAGGTTTTTGTTTTACCAATCGCAATAAATTCCCCTTTAGATGAACTTAACAGTGTAGAAGCCTTGGTTTCAGCAGCAGGTTTAGTAAATGCTTCCATGTTTCGACTTGCTAGTTGTCTATCAAAAACATCCTGAATGGCATTATCTATATGGTCATCAGTGAATGAATTTGGAATAGAAGAAAACCATTGTCTTCCCTTATTAAGGTCTACTTCTTGCTCTGATTCTGTCATTCTGATAACATAGGCAGAAAAGCGTTTCTTAAAATCACTCATGTCTGCTTTTTTTGCTTGAGAATGGTTATTAGCACCCAAGCCTATTTCATCAATAACATCCTCAACATCAAATTGAGATTTTTTTCTAACTACTAGATAGAAACCATATTGCTGACCTAACTCAAGTAATGCTTCATGCCTACTGAATCCGTCATATAAAGATGAATTATTTTGCTCAACAATCGGTGGAAGTTTTGAGGTATCCCATCCTTGAGATACAAAACTATCTTTAAGACCTCTTACATTCTCTTTATCTGTACCTACAGAACGAGCCATATTAATTATTTGACCCTTAGTATTCTTAAAGAGTATGTCCTCTGTTTTTAAAATTTCAATACCAACTATATCAACAGTCCTATACTGTGGAAGTGGAAATTTTCGATACCATAGAATATTTAATGTATCGCATGGTGGATTAAATGACTTAAATGTCATAGTTGTTTCTCTTACTAAGTGTATATGAGTGTCGAAAGTAGCAACGTGCTTGATCCGACATAAGTATTATACCATAGTGTGACTAGAGTGTCAAGGGCTGACGGTATCCTGTATCAATCTCTTCCCCAATACCTTGACCATAAGGTCAAATGTTAACTGTTGTGGTCTCTGTTTCCATCCATACCACTTGCTTGGTTTACCAGTATCATAAGGTGGCCATTTTGATTTAACCCAGTACTGATCGTCAGTACAATCATATATCAAATCTCCATCCTGTAACCACCAATGCTTTTCATCTCTATAATCCACTCCACTATAAGGTACTAAACTATCAGTATCCATGAGATAGTATAGTGCCTGTGACGCATGGTAACAATGACCATATTTTGGATACTTTATAATATCATCAGGAAATTTTAGTTTCTTCTTCTTTAAGATATCAGGTGTTAAAAACATACGCACCTTTTCCATTACATCTCTTATGTGCATATAAGGAAATGGATCAAATTCAAGGGTTCTAGTTCCTACAATGTCGTTACCAACATACTTGTGTCTTTCAACTTTTTTCATAAAACTTCTCCAATGGATTATGATATGGTTGCAATCTATCCAGTATTAGTTTACCATACTCCTCATGTAGTTCGCAACCCATGTAGTCTCTACCTAATGATTTAGCAACCATAGCAGTTGTTCCTGAGCCCATGAATGGATCAAGGATNATATCTCCTCTCTCACTACCAGCCTTGATACAGGGTTCAATCAAATCAGGTGGGAATACGGCAAAGTGTGCATCCTTATATGGTTTCTTAGTTATATCCCATACAGATCTCTTTCTTCTTGTAGGTTCCTTGATAGCATCCACATCAAAATAATAGTTCTGCTTTTTACTTAGCAAGAAGATATACTCATGAGACTTAGTACATCTATCTCTTACACTCTCAGGCATTGGATTAGGTTTATTCCATATAATATCCTGTCTTAGATACCATCCATCTGCACGTAGAGCAAAGGCTAACATCCATGGAATACCAATGAGATCCTTCTCTTTTAATCCTTCTAACTTATTACCTCTTCTTGCACATTTGTCTGGGAGATCTTGATTGTTAGATGCAAGTGTTTGTTGTACTAATGCTTGTCCTTTTCCTGGTCTATAGTTATAATAACTATCCCCCATGTTCAACCATACAGTACCATCATCAGTTAGACAGTCTCTAACCAATCGAAAGACCTCAACCATTTGTTGAATATATTCTTCGGGTGTTTGCTCATGNCCAATTTGATCCTGTTCATCACCATAGTTCCTTAGGCCATAGTAAGGTGGAGATGTAATACAACATCTTGCCTTCTCATCAAACTCTTTAAGTGTATCCCTACAATCTCCAAATAGTATTAAATCTCTCATAATACTCCNACTTCACCATTCTTATTACCAAAAGCAACACTACTTTTAACAAACATTAAGTCTGCCTTAGTCCATATACAATATGTTCCAAGATGTGATATTCCTATCATATAATGATACTTGGTAGGTACAGTCACCTTTCCATAATTATTTTTTGCTTTACTATTTGTTCTGACACTAATGTATGGTTTTGGATCTTTTGTTCTTGTTAATTGGGTTGTTGACTTACAAGATACTATTGATACTTCTGGGTACTTCTCAATAATGAAATCACCATCTCCACCTGTATCAGGATTATCATAAGTGGTTATACGATAACCTCTCTTAATAAAAACCTCCTTTGCTTTATTAATAGAATAGTCAACAACTTGATCTCTACTGGTACACCAATCAAATATACCAATCGGATTCCAGTTCCTACTTTTAGTTCCTTTTGCAGTCATTTTGTTTGTTGAGATACGATTGCCTGTAACTTACCATCCTTATCGACAGTAATGTTTATTTGATGTTGTAAATCATTATCAGTATCCATGAGTCTAATGTCTATTGCACCACCATCCCCATAATATGAGAGTAGTAACCTATTAGATTCTACTTCCCATTTTGGTGGGTTCTTACCATGTTTATATACAGGATTTGAGTGCTTATCCTCATATCCATTGATCCACTTAAACTGTCCGATCATCCCTCTTGTCCCATGCTTCAAGAATCCATGATGAAGATTGTTTCTTACCTACTCCACCTACACCCCATCTGTATATGACTCTATCATCATCTTTATACAAGTTAAATTCGGGTGTGTTTTCATTGTGCCTATCTCCACCATTAGCAAAGATTACTTTATCATATATTTCAAGACACTGAGCAATCGCATCACAAGCAGTACCATTACTATCATCAAACTCAAGGACATTATCAACCATTTCTAATGATCTAACAATCGANAATCCTNTCANCNAAAGNCATAAANGGTTGTCCCTTTTTCTTACNTAACCANAAGTCAGAATTTAATCCAACTGCTANTGCACTCATAGGTGCTATCTGTTTTGCNGATNTTAATAATGAAATGTGGCCACTGTGTATAGGATCAAATCCTCCAGTGACCAATACTACTGATGAAGTCATTTTTTTACTGTTGAAATAGCGGGTTCCCCCTTGTTAAAAATAGTATCAACCACAGCCTCTATTTTACGTGCTGTACTGATACCCACCTTAGAGTAAACTGGTACACAAACTAAACCATATGCCTTATCAATTGCCCCTTTACGGATCACTCTGCCTATCGTTTGACTGATACCGATATAATCCATAGATCTTAAGAACAAGACGGCCTCAAGTCCATTTAC